AACGCCAAAGAGGTGTTAGTAAAACTTGCTTACTCAATAGGCGTGGCCGAACCAGTTATGGCCGTTGTAGCAATAGAGGGTGTTGAAAAAATTATTGAACGAAATAATTTAGAACCAAAAGAAATTATCAAATTTTTAGATTTGAAAAGGCCTCAATTCCAAAAAACGGCTGAATGGGGCCACTTCGGAAATGGATTTATATGGGACAAATAAATTGGTTTTTAGTGGCTAATACAATTTTGACTTTTGGTGCCGGTTGGTGGTTTATATTTACTGGTCAACTACAATTAGGTTTGCTACAGATGACATTTACGGTGAGCAATTTAATCTTTATATGGATCGGATTAAAATAGCATGAACAACATACCTAAAAAACTAAAAGACGAAATCTTGTCTGATCCATTTTATAAACGCTGTTGTATCACTGGAGTTTTATCCACAAATGAAAAAGTAGAATGGCACCATAATTTTATCTACGCCGGGCGACAACTTCAGGAAAAATGGTGTATTCTACCAATAGCAGAAAAAATCCATAAAAACATTGATAAATATCTGGACCAATGTGACCGAATAATGTTAAACCGCGCCACCGATGAACAACTTAAAAAATACAGTAAATGCGTCGACTTAATCGCTAAGCGAGATTGGTTAAACAAAAAATATGGTTCACTTAGACATTAAGGCGTTAAGTGTTAACGACTCTTATCAGGGCCGTAGATTTTCAACGCCGGAACTAAAAAATTATAAACAGCACTTAAGCTTGCTTTTACCAAAAATTGAAGTGCCAAAAGGTAATCTTTCTGTTTATTACATTTTTGGCGTTTCATCTAAGGCGGCAGACGGGGATAACTTAATTAAAAGTTTTCAAGACACGATCTCCGAACATTACGGATTTAATGACAATAAAATCTATGAATGGCATGTTAAAAAGGTTGATGTTGCTAAAGGAAAGGAATTTATAGACTTTGACATTTATCCACACCTTGCTACTAGCTAAATACCAACAGCTTGCTATAATTTAAGAATACGGTGGGGCGTGCGATGCAAATGCGCCCCACTAAATACTAAAGATTATGAAGTCAGAATCTACAAAAAAAGAAAGCGAAAAAGACCATGACATGATCACGGTCTCGCAACCGTTCGCCGCGACAATTATTCAATCAAGAACAACCGGCCACAACTCCCTAGAAATTCAAAGCAAAGATTTTTACCAGCACCAGTTGAATAAATTTAAACCGGACGAAAAGGTAACCGTAACCATAAGCAATAAAAAACCCAAAAGAACGCAAGAGCAAAATAGATATTACTGGGGAGTTTATCTGCCATTGATTTCAGCCGAAACCGGCGAACAAAATATAGACAGACTGCACGGACTCTTTAGTGGTAAATTTTTGACTAGCGAGATTGTCGAAGTTTTAGGCGAAAAGGTAAGAATTAAAAAAAGCACAACAGAACTTGGCGTTGGAGATTTTTGTAAATACATAATGGATATTGAATCGGAAACTGGTATCGCCGCTCCGCCAACTGAAAATTACGACTTGATAGCGCTTAGTGATGGTGTTAATTTAAAATAAATTATATTCCTAGAGTTACTGATAACGCTGAAGTAGCTCTTCTAAAGAAAGCGTAAGGCGTGTGTGGGTGGCGGTGAACTTGGAGTAAGAGAAAAGCAAAGTAGGACGTGTGTCCCAAACGTGAAGTATCCCAAACAAGGAATCCGCACGATAGGGCAAACGATCGCCATTGTTAGCCTCAACCAAATCCCATCGTTATCAGTAGCTTTAGGTGTATAAAACAACAATTAAAATGACTAAAGAGAAAAAAAACTTAACTGAGCAGGAACGTAAGGCTTATTCTTTAGTTGGCCGTCATGGTGGTCAATCTACGTTTAAAAAATGTGGCCGAAAACACATGAGTGCAATCGGTAAAAAAGGCGCGGCAAAACGCTGGGGTTTATAATTAAAAATATACTATGTCAAAAGAAAAAGAAGATGCAAAAGAGGTGTCACTTAAAAAACCAACAGTTGATAAGGTTGATTTACCTCCCGGAGAGGAAGATTTAATCGTTAGAGTAGAGGGAATGATTAAAGAAGTTTCCCCAATATTAGAAAAATACGAATTAGGAATAATAGCAACTCCAAAAGTTTTAGATGATGGAAGATTAGGAGCTGATCCGACTTTTGCCAGCACTCGCAAACATTTAAAAGAACCGGAAAAACCATTGCCAGCTGAGGCCGCTCCGGTAAATAATGGAATAGTTAACCCCGACGCTTAGTATGATTTTTATTCTTGGTTTTTTAACTGGCATGATTACCGCTTTATTGATTTTTACAATATTGGCATTTTTTAGATCAGCCATTGAGCAAAGAATAAAAGTGGTTGAAAAAAGATTAGAGATGGTCGGTCCGCGGCCTAAGGGTGCAATTTTAATTCCGGAAAACGATATCGATACTGCTAGAAAAAGAATCATAGCCAATAATAAGGCCGCCGGCATTGATACACCAATAGAAGATTTACGACCACGTTAATTATATGAAAAAAGCCATTAGAAAGGCTTGGCGACGACGATATGACTATTATTGCTACCATTGCCAAAAACATCGCTACACGGTCAAATTTGAACGAAAAACAATAGGACTGTGCCGAGTCTGTGGTGGTCAAATAGTAGACGAACGACAAAAAACATTATTTAATTAAATATTTACTATTATGAGTAAAACTCAAAAGATTATCCCTAGAGGAAAGTGGGTCTTAGTAAGACCAACGGAAAAAGAGTCGCGCACTACTAATCAAGGGCTCATCGTCCCGGCGACTCAAGAGCAAGAGCAAAAAGCCTATGGAACCGTTGAGTCCGTAGGAATTAGCGTCGACACTAAAGATATTAAAAAAGGTGACCAAGTTATTTACGGTGCCTTTGCCGGTGAGAATATCAAAATCAATGAAAGCAACGGCCCAGTAGAATTTAAATTATTGCTCGACGAGGACATCATCGCTTTTATTAAATAATTTATGAAATGGTTATCTGTACGTTACGGCACACGATTTGGTTGTCGGTTTGGTCAACCTCACGACCTAATTAAACTTGGCGAAAATCCACAACAGATATGGGAGCGATGCAAACTTTGCGGCAAGACATTTCGTTGGAATAAAAGCTATAAAGGCCGCGTGGCAAACGTAGAATATCTACAAGCCCACGTCCGTCAATACGCTCAAGACTTTGGCTCAACAAAACGAGCCTATATGAAACTTTATAAACCTGAAAAAACAACTATTATTTTATGACATCACAAGTAACAATCGTCCAAAAAAACACTTTCGATGTAATCAGATCAGCTGTTAATAAAACGGTGGATTTGATTAAACCAACGTTCGGTCCAGCTAGTAATAAAGTCATCATCAGCAAAGTAACGCACGGTTTCGTTGTAGATGACGGTGTGCAAATTGCGCGCGATTTAGAGCTAGACGACCCAGTAGAAAACGCGGTCATGAAAGTCGTCCGCGAAACGGCTATAAAAACTAACGATCGAGTCGGTGATGGCACCACCGGCGCTTTGATTATTTTACAGGCTATCATCGAAGAGATTGCTAAACTTGGAAAATTTGATGGCCGAAAAATTGAAAAAGAATTAAAACAAGGATTGGAAGAATGCAAGGCGCAACTCAAGCAACAAGCCAAGCCAGTTAAAACCTTTGAAGATTTATTAAAAGTGGCTAGAGTTAGTTTTGATGATGAAAAAATGGCGAAACTTATTGCCGACTCTTGGTTTAAACTTGGCAAAGACGGTGTATTAACGGTTGATAAATCAGGCACCATGGAAACGTTCACCGAACTAACCGAGGGCATTACTATCAATCGCGGTTACATCAGCCCTTACATGATCACCGACGGCCAGCGCATGGAAGGCGTAATTGAAAAACCCTACATTCTTTTTACCGATTACCGTTTAACTGAGGTCAATGATGTTATTGGGATTATGAATGAATTGGTTAAAAAGAATATCCTAAGTTTAGTTATTATCGCTGATAACGTCGAACAAAATGCTTTGTCGACTTTAATTGTTAATAAAATTCAGGGTAAATTTAACGCCATCGCCATTAACCCGCCATCCGGTGAAAATAGAGTTGATATTTTAGAAGACATGGCCTTAATGACTGGTGGAAAAGTTTTTAGCGAAAAGAAAGGCGATAAATTAGACACCATAACTATTGCTGACCTTGGCCGCGCTGAACGGTTTATAACTCGTCGATCAGAGTCATTTATTATCGGACCAAAAGGTAAAAAGGTAGAAGTGCAAAACATTATAGCCGATTTAAATTTAGCTATTATGGCCGCCAAGAACGAGCCGGAACGCAATAATTTAAAACGACGTTTAGCTAGATTTAAGAATAAAGTCGGAGTGGTTAAAGTTGGTGCCGCGACCGAAAACGAGGTCAATGCGTTAAAATATAAAATAGACGATGCGGTCAACGCTACTCAGGCCGCGTTTAAAGGTGGAGTGGTAAAAGGTGGCGGTCTTGCCTTGGCCGGACTTAAAACCTCAAGTGAGATTTTAAACAATGCTTTACAAGTGCCATTCCGACAGCTTAAAATAAATGTTGGGTTAGATACTCATCGATCATTAAAAGTAGATGAGGCCATAAATGTGGTCACCAATGAAATCGGCAATTGGATGAAAGTCGGAGTCATGGACCCGGTTGATGTTTTATTGGCTCAGGTAGAGAGTGCCGTATCGATTGCCGCATTATTACTCACTACATCAGGCATGATCGTAGAACAACCCAAACACATTCAGCAAGAAGACTAATATGAAAAAATGGTATTCGGTTATTGTGACGTTGGCTTACATGGCCGTGGTGGCAATAATTTTTGTCGGCTTGTATGCGTTATTTTTAGTCAATCAGGAATCGCCTACAACTGAACAACCAATAATCAGTACCAACGAAATAGCCCCGGAAGAGCCGGAAGAAGTTATAACCATAACTAAAAGCAAAGCTAAGCCGATAGTTGAGAAAAAGCCGGAAACTCCTATAGTAGAGAATCCAGTAATTGTCACTCCCGCACCCGAGCAAGAAATAAATAATTCATCTCAAGTTTACATAATTCAACAACCGGAGCCGATAGTAATACCGGCACCAATTCAACCTCCGGCCACGATAATTATACCGACGGCCGCAGTTAATCAACCAATCGTTATGCCACAAGAAGAAAAAAAGTCTCAAAAGAAAATCGAAATCATTAGCCCAATGGCCAATAAAGGGCTGGGGCGCACATATTTGGCACGTCCGATTTTAAAAGATGAATTTAATTATATTGATATTGGTCTAGTTGTTTATGATGATGACGGAAAAATAGTCGACAACGTCAAAGTTGACGTGGTGGCGACTGATACTAGCCAGAATAAATCAATGAATGGCACCGGGAATGTCACTAGGATTTATCCTGATGGGTCAGTAAGAGTAGTCCCTTATTATTTCTATGAATACGAATTCAGAACACCCGGCGAACACACAATAACATTCTCGGCCGAGGGATTAACCAAGTCGGTAACTTTAAATGCGCCGTTAGACGAACGGCCAGACTAAATATGATAATTTTATTTTGGATAATTTGGTCAATAATTATGTATTATGTCGGATTATATATCGGCAAAAATTGGTTAAAATAAAATATGAAAATTCCCATTATTACAAATTTTATTTATAAAAGAAAAATTATAAAAGATAAAAAATTAGATTTTATATTAAAAAAAGTTGCTAAAGAATCGGCCGCTTATATTTTATCATCGTTTATATCTGATATTGGTTATGAAGAAATACAAGATGCTATACATGCGTCTAAAGAAAAAAAATGGTCTTATAACAAATTAGGGATGTTATTATTAGCAAAAACAATGAAAGATAGGCTGGAAATTATAAATAAGGTTGACGAGCTTCCTGAAAAAGAATGGTGGGAACAAAGTTATAAAAATGAGCATTTGATTCGCAATAGGGATAAAAAATTTTTATGAAAATTGAAGAACGATTATTGGTTGAGATAAAGCCATACGGCAAGAACGCCAAAAAACATCCTGAAAAACAGATTGCTAGTATTGCCGCATCAATTGAAGAATTTGGTTTTAATCAGCCGTTAGTTGTCGACAAGGATGATATTTTAATTGTCGGTCATGGTAGATATTTGGCCGCGCAATATCTAGGACTTGAAAAGGTGCCGGTAATGAAAATTGACTTGGATGAGGAAAAAATTCGAGCTTATCGTTTAGCCGACAATAAACTTAATGAGTCGGACTGGGATTTATCTTTAGTGATTCAGGAGTTAAAAGAATTGTCGATACCAATGCTTGATTTAACTGGCTTTGACCGCAAATTAGTGATGGACCTCGACAATAAAGATGATGAAGTTTCGACTTTACCGGAAACTCCGCGCAGTCAGGTTGGCGACGTTTATGAGTTAGGGCCAAACCGAATAGTTTGTGGCGACTCGATGAATGAGGAAACTTATAAAATCTTAATGAGAGAAGTAAAGGCAGACATGGTTTTTACTGACCCGCCTTACAACGTTGATTATCACGGTAGAGGAAAAGATACTAAAGGGGGAATCATGAATGATAAAATGAGCGAGGCAAGTTTTAGAGAATTTTTAATTCCAATTTTTAAACAAATTACTAAGAACATAAAGGCTGGGGGGGGGCTTTACGTGTTCCACTCGAGCTCCTCCCAAGCAATATTCGAAGACGCGATGCGTTTCAATGGGCTGGTAATTAAAAACCAACTGATATGGAATAAGCCGGTTGCCTCAATGGGCTGGGGAGATTATCGCTGGAAACATGAGCCGTTTTTCTACGCTTGCGTCAAAGGCGGTAAAACATTATTCTACGGCGACCGGACCAACACAACTGTTTTAGATTTTAATAAGACTGATGCAGAAGTAATAGCGTGGGCAAAAAGACAGCGCGATGCCGAAAAAAATGGTAAAATGACTATATGGACGATGAAACGCGAGCCACTTAAGGATTACGTCCACCCGACTCAAAAGCCAGTCGAGCTTATAACTTACGCTTTGTTTAATAGTTCGAAAGTAGAGGACATCGTGCTTGATCCTTTCCTCGGTAGCGGCTCGACTTTGATAGCTTGCCAAAAGACCAATCGAATTTGCTACGGCATAGAACTAGACCCAAGATTCGTAGACGTGATCGTTAAACGTTGGGTAGACTACACGGAAAATCGCAATATTATTAAAAACGGCGAAAATATAAATTGGTAAAAACAAAAGTATGTTTACTGAGAAACCCCATAGGAAGTGGCAAAATCTTTTATACAAAAAGTGTCCAAACTGTGATGGCGATTTAGTGGATAACGGCCATTACTTTACCTGTAAAAATCCACACCCCCTAGAGGCGCACCGAAGTTGCTTTTTTATCAAAAAGGAAACGGCGGCGGCTTATTTAGTAAATCCTAACCACCCGGCTCATTTTTGCTTAACTGCTGATGAAAAAGAACAGATTACAAAGGTTGTTAATACCATGAGTAGTGAGGTATAATTATAAAACAATGGCTCCACCACGAAACTGCAAAAAGTGCAACAAACCGAAAAGACCAAAGGGTAAGTCATTCAAGGAATTACCCGGATATTGTAAATGCGGTAGACCAACAGTTTTGACCCCGGAAGTATTAAATAAACTAGAGGACGCTTTTTTAAACGCCATGAGTGATGAACAAGCGTGTAGTTACGCTGGAATAAGCAAACAGACTCTTTATAATCACCAAATGGCTAACCCCGAGTTTGTAGACCGAAAAGAGATGCTAAAGATGAAACCAGATATTAAAGCCAAAGTAACGATAGTTTCACACTTAGGCGACCCAGTACACGCTTGGCGCTGGGCAGAGCGCCGTGACCCTGATTTAAAGCCTGTGAGCCGAATAGAACACTCGGGATCAATTGAGGTATCAGACCTAACCGAGGAAATGGGACCGGAAGAAAAACAGGCGCTATTAGTTTTAAGAGCCGCGCGCCGAGCAAGAATTGAGGCTGAGAGCAAGAAAATTTAAATGACTAATTCATAAGTATAAAATTATGTCTGATGAAGAACGCGTAGAGGCTCAGGAGCCAGCCGGTGAAGTCAATGCCGAAGCTACTCCTTCCGAAGAGGCTTCCGAGGAAACTTCCGAAGAGGCTTCCGCTGACGATGTGCCAGCAGAAGAAACCGAAGAATAAAAACCTTAGGGGGTGGTATTAACCCCCTTTTATCGCGGGGTAGAGGAGTGGCTTTCTCGATGGCCTCATAAGCCATAGACGGTGGTTCGAATCCATCCCCCGCTAATTATATTTTATGACTTCATTTTTTAAAAAGTTAAAAGAGCAAGGCGCGTTGATCGTTAACAAAACAAAAACACTTGGGTCAACAACTGAAAAGCAACAAGGCGTGGATTTTTTAATGAGCTACGATAAGCCGCCAATTTATGACAACGTGGTTAGTATGATTGGCGATAACGTTAGTTTGCTTAAGACAATTTTTACTTATGGCGACATTATTTTTAACCCAAACGAGTTAAATCTAACCCCGGACATTGTGGCACATGAAAAAGTTCATATGGACCAACAAGGTCACAATAACCATGACGCGGCGCTTTGGTGGGGCAGATATTTGCGCGAGCCGGAGTTTAGATTAGACCAAGAGTCAAAGGCTTACACCAAACAATATGAATGGTTTTGTCAGCATTATAAAGACCGGAACCAGCGCGCGGTTTATTTAAACGGTTTAGCCAAAACATTATCAAGCCCACTTTATGGCAATTTAATTACTCAATCGGATGCTTATAATTTAATTAAAAGATATGCCAAAGTGTAAACATCAATTCGTTTTAATAGAACAGGCCAACCGGCCAATGAAATTAAATTTGAACCGGGACGAATTCGGCGCACGTGTTGGTTGTGCTTTATGCGGTGACGTAAGGACTATTTGGCCTGATGGCACAATAAACCTAGAGGTTACACATGGCGAAACCAGTAATTCCTCAAATTAACCCGACGGAAGATTCCAAGAACCTAGCATCGACAGACGTTGACGCTTGGATTGATTATTATAAAATCGTCAATGAAAAAGGGGAGCGAATCGAGTGGCACAAACATCAGTTTTTAATTGATATTTATAACGACCAAAGCGATAATCTAGTAGTCATTAAAGCCGCGCAGGTTGGAATGAGTACGCTGGAAATTTTAAAAAACATAGCTGATGCCGAAAAGAATCGGATGGATATTATCTACACCCTACCGACCGACGCGGATGTGACAATTTTCGTTGGCGGTAAGGTTAATCGTATCATTTCAAACAACGCGCACTTAAACAGACTAACGGCCGACAAAGACAGTATCGAGCAAAAGCAAATCGGCCAAAGCATGATTTACTTTCGTGGCTCTTGGAGTAAAAAGGCGGCCATTATGGTCACCGCCGACCGCTTGGTTCACGATGAAAAAGACTCCTCAAAGCAAGACGTCATCGCTGATTATCAGGCGCGCTTACAGCACTCCAAGTTTAAACAGACTCACGTATTCTCACACCCTAGCGTCCCCAACTCCGGAGTTGATATTGAGTGGCAATTATCCGACCAAAAGGAATGGTTTATAACTTGCCCGCATTGCCAATACCAGCAAATTTTAACGTGGAATACCGAGGACCCGAATAAGATGAGCGTTGATTTAGAGCGCAAAGAGTTTGTTTGTAAAAAATGCCATGGAATACTAGATTGGCACGCTCGAGCCATTGGTGAATGGCGGCCGAAGAAAGGAACTGAAAAGGCTAAGTGGAGCGGTTATCACATTTCATTATTGATGGCACCATGGATTGACGCGGCCACGATTATAGAAAAATACTACGACGTGATGAAAGGCAAGCAGACGATGGACTTTTTCTATAATAAGCAATTAGGTCTGCCTTACGCTGGGAGCGGCAATAGCGTGACTGAGGATATGATCAAAGGCGCGGTCACCGCTGAGAAGAATTTATACCCCGGCCGAATGGTAATTGGTGTTGATACAGGTCTAAAATTACGGTTTGTTTACGGCAATAAACAGGGTTTACTAGGTTACGGCCAGATGACTGACTACATGCCGGACGAAACTAATAAGCTGGCTTTAAATCAAACGTTAGAGTATTTTTTAAAGGTTTTTCCTAATAGCATAATGATCATTGACCAAGGCGGCGATATTATCGGAGCGCGCAAATTGCGCAATAAATATCCCGGCCGAGTGTTTTTGTGCCATTACGCCCGCGACCGTAAGACTATGCAACTTATCCGCTGGGGCGAAAAGGAAGAGGCCGGTAACGTTTTGGTTGACCGCAACCGAATGATTCAATGGGTAGTCGATGAATTTAGAGAGGGCAGAATGCGACTTTATCGCGGTCGGCCGGAAGACTGGCATGAATACTGGCTCCATTGGTCGCACATTTACCGGATCAAAGAGGACGATACCCTAGGTGTTCCGCGCTACGTATGGATGCGCTCCGATCGTGATGACTGGGTCCATGCTACGGTTTACTGGCGAGTAGGCATAACGAGATTTGGCGGCAAGGATGGCATAGTCGGTATTAACCAAACGCCTGATGCTAACAGTTACGTAGTTAATCCCGATGATACGGTAGATTTTGACCCACACGTTATGTTTGGTAAGCAAGATGCTGATGGCGAGGCTTGGTGGACCCAAGACGAGGATGACGATTGGCGCAAAGGATAAACTGTGGATAAAGTGTAGAATAGTTAAAAAGTAAAAAGGTGTTATAATAAACTTATGGGAATAATGGACGCTTTTTTTTCATTAGGAAAACCCCTTAACAAAGTTAAAGGTGATGGTTCAGCTATTGAAACTGACCAAGGTGTAGTCTCGGATAAATTTCCGGAGCTAAAGTTGAACATGGATAATGACGACCTAAGCTCTCTAACTGCCAAATGGAATAAAAAATGGACATCATCGGAAGTTTATTCTACATGGCTTGAAAATTGTGACAGCAATGAGAATTACTGGAAAGGCAAACAATTCGACCAACCGAAAGCCGACAAAGCGCGGCAACTGGTTGATAACGTCATCTTTGAATCTTTAGAAACTTACCTCCCGCAAGTTACGCGCCGGAATCCTGACCCAATGGTTATGCTGGCTAGATCAGAACAGCAAACACCCGAGAATTTAGCGTATGCTTCGGAACTACAAAAAGAACTAGGCGAAGTCGCTGATGAATTAGTTTTGCGACTCAAACTTAAAAAAACCGCTCGTCACTGGGCGATTTATTTGGTTGGGGCCGTAAAATTAGGCTGGGATTTAGATAAAGACATTCCGACAGTTAAAGTTATTCGACCGAAGAAGTTAATCCTTGACCCGGACGCCACGGTAGACGAAGAGGGTTACACCGGCGAATACATCGGCGAACACCGTAAGCTCGCGGCATCGGAAATTTTAAGCATGATGGATGCGATAGGCGGCGAAGAGGGT